CCCATAGGTTTGGATTCTACATTTTGGGATTTATCTATTTTACTAGACCAGTCTATTATATCATTACTATAAAAATCGTCTCTAGGTTCTATTAATAAATTTTTGTTATTAGATGGATCTGGCTGTATATATAAATTAAACATTTTAACTAAAGACATAATATAGTCTTTTTGCTTAATTTTTTTAGGTATTGCGCTATTCATAGGAATATTAGCACCCTCTATAATTGTAAAATTCTCTACTTCTGTTTTTAAATAACCATCTAAAATATTTACTTTATAAGAGCCTCCATTTTCAAAATTAATAGCACTAAAATCTAAAAAAGCTCCTAGAATGCCAGGCTGAGAAAATAAAGTAAATCTTTCACCTAGCACTTTGCTAGAAATATCTACTTTAACTTGCTCACCAGTATTTAAAAAAATATCATTAGCATTTACAAAATATTGATTATTAATAGAGCTATTATTAACACTCATAGAGTCAATGCCACTTATACCACCGAGAGTTGCAAAACTATTTACTATAGAATAATTACCACTTGTGCCAGTTGGATTAGCTGGAGTTACAATAGTTTGACCATTATTAAATTGGTCTGTAGTACCAATTGCTGCTATAATCTCATCAATAGTACTTACAAAAGTACCAGAAGAATCATATTTATTTATTTGAATATTAACAACAACTTTAGCTACAAAAATATAAGGTAGATTAGCCGTTCCACCAGGAGGTAGTTGAGGTGGTGCTGTAATTTCTGGTTGTAATTGTAGCATAGTGTTGAAACTATAAAAACCAGCTTTTCCAGCTTGTATTTCAAAAATGCCTGTTGTATTATCATAAACGTTAGAAATATCCCTAACTTCAATATTAAATCAGTGCTTTCTACTGGATTAAAAAAAGTATTTCCTGTAGATTGAATTTCTGGTGTATTTACTTCAAATATTCTATTATTTACTTCTGTTTCATTTATTTTAAAATCTTTAGCGTTAAAAGGAATTATTAAAGTGTTAAAAAAGCTACTAGTTAAAAATGTTGATGTATAACTATATCCAATAGAATCAAATATTAAATCCAAATATTTTTTTGCTTTTACAGCTGGGTAAAAATCAGTTACATTCCAATTATCAAATATAGTACTATCTATAGTACCATAGTTTTTATTATAATTAATCATTGGATAGCAATAATCAGTAGTTAATGGAAAATTCCAAGTTGCTGTTTGATTTGCTTCAGTATAATCGTGATTTAAAGAACTTAAGTCTAAGTCAGTTAATTCAGCAGTTCCTAAGTCAGCTATAAAGTTTCCTACTCTACCTATTATAATACAGTTATATATAATGTGTCCATCTTTATCTTTTACAGATTTCAACTGTAGATAGCCGTCAATTTGTATTTCACCATTAACTAAATATATGACATCTGTCTTTAGATTAGGGTTGAAAGTTTGTAAATCAGTATCTAATTCAAAGATGTGTTCAAATATTTTATTAATCTTTTTACTAGCTGGCAGCTCTATAGTCTTAGAGTGGTCCGCTTTTCTAGTATCAGGCTTAGCAATATCAGCAATATTAAAAGTTAAATTAGGGTTTAATGATTTAATTAACTCTACGCTTTCACCATTTATATATAACTCTTCTTTAATCATTCTTAGAAAGTTTGTCTAAAATTATCTATTCCGAATTCAATGTCTAGTGTTAAACTGCAAACCATATCACTATTAATAGTTTTTTCTTCCCAATTACCCTCTATGTTTTGCACTGGAATACGTCTTATTTCTGTAGTTCCTGACGGCGTTGTATAGTTATCTAGTAAATATATCTCAGGGCTTTCTATTAGTTCTAATAGCCAGTTATAAGTATCTACAGTCATAAAGTCAGAGTTCAACTTCATTTTGTTTTTAGATGTGGTATAGTACTGAACCTTTTGTCTATTTGATATTGAGTAATCAATAACACCAGTCTCAGATAAATCATTAGGATTAGTCTTAAAAAACTTTCTTTCTATTTCCTCTGAGTGTTTAGATACTTTAGTAAAATTATAATAATCAAAACCACCTAGACTATTTAAAAATTCTAGTCTTCTAGTTTCATAACGACACTCACTAGCTATATTAAAAAACATTTGCTCAGTCTTTAATATACTAGCTTTTTTTAGTTGAATTGAGTAATAAGAAGCAGATGTTGAAACTATTGGCTGACTACCTGTTAAATAAGTTGTATTTATGGAGTTTAATGTTGTTGGTGCATAAGGTATTCTTACGTGCTTAGCATTTGTTAAAGTTGGCACTGTTATATCTAAATCATCTATTAAGTTACCGTTTGACCTAAATGTCTTTAAGTTTATAGCATCAAAATTAGTAACATTATCCATTAGTATGTATATATAACCTTCGTCTGTATATTGAACTTCTAAATTATTAGAACTACCAGCAGAACCTCTAGGCTGATTAGTTAAGAATTTATGAGTTGATATATTCGGAATATATTTTAAATAAAAATCAGTAGACTGCCAGTCGTAGAAGTTTACAACGTCTCTTCTATAGTTAGGTAGTGAACCATTAAAGACGATTAAGTTTTGTGATGAGGTTGTACTAGTATCTGGTAGTGTAACTGTTTGAGGGATGCTAGTAGTGGCTGATCCTGTATTATAATGCACCCATCCAAATTGCAAAGTAAAGTTAGTATAACTATTAGTATTGTCAAATACAGAATCTATGTTAGTTCCATTTAACAATCCTATATCACTTGAAATATACGATTTCATAATTCCAGATAAATCAAATCTACCAAAACCATTAGTAGTAGGTGGCACCCTTAATCTACCTATAGTAGTTAAACCTATTTTAACATCTATTAAATACGCAAATCCAGTATAACCTCTAGTTGTTGCATCAGTCTCAAACATTACTATTTCAACTGGATTATATACAGTTCTATAATCTTGCGGCAAATATTTTACTTCTAAACTCATTTTTCTAATATTTCTTTTAATCCTTTTGCTACTCTGTCACCAGATACTACTCTAATATCTGACTTAAATCTGTCAAACGTTTCACCAAAAAAAGTTTCTTTCATACAATTATCAAAAAAGAATCTAGGTCTAATTCCTTTATGTGCTATTGATGTTCTTACGGCATACTCATTCAATCCTTTACTTCTAGCCCATTGTTTTATGTGACTTACCCTAGGGCCTTTTTTAAAACTATATGGGCTGTTAGGAGCTTTAATTTCCCATCCTTGACCTTTTAACCTCCCACTTTTTCTTTTTCCTCCAATACCTTTAACACCTTTATTAACAAAGTCGTAATAGTCAGCTAAAAATAAAGTAGCTGTTAATCTAAATCCAAACATCTTAACAGGCATTTTAATTGACTCTAGTAAATTACCTTTAAAAGTTAGATTTTCTTTTTGTACTGATTGTTTTAAACAAAAAACCATTTCAGCAGCAATATTATTAAAGACCTCAGATAGTGTACTAGGGTTATCTATTTTAACCTCTTCTAGTTGGTTTACATCAAATCCAAATATGTCTAATTGATTACTCACCTTCTTTTTGTTTTCTGCATTTGTTCCCTATGTATTTGCATCTCCATTTTTTGTTTATCATTATAATAAGCTACTATGTTTAGTGCTTTAATTACATTATAATTCAATACCTCATCCCACTTATCTATCCTACTATTTGTTAGACTATCTAAGGTAGCCCACCAGCCCCATCTTTTAGTGAACTCATTTCTAGTGTCACCTCTTTCTTTATCCTCTCCACTTCCTCCATTAAACAGGTTTTTATAGCCTTTGTTAAGCCTTCCAAGTGAGTGTAAAAAAAAACACTAATAGGGTAAGCTATAGTCATTGGCATATTGTCAAAAAAGTTTTTAGATGTTTCTCTAATTATTTTAGCATCTACTTTTGTTTTACGCCAAACAAAAAACCTTCTTTTAACTGGTCTACATACAGTGGTTAGTATAGTATGTAGATTATCAAATATAACCTCTTCATTATCCCTCGCTTTTTCTATTATCTCCATTATGTTAATATACTCACCAAATAATAAGTTTTGCGCTCTTAATTCAAAGATATACCACTGCTTACCTATTTTAAATCTTTTGTGTTTAAGTTCTTTAGGTAGTTCAGTATCTAAAAAACTCATCTTTTTCCTTATTACTTTATACTGATCTAAACTAATATTCTTAATTACTTCTTTCTTTTGTCCTGTTAATACAGCTAGTATGCTAATTACTCTTTGTATTGGTGTTAGTT